GGAATTCAAATTCTACCGAAAAGAATGGAAAGATGATAAATTAGATATGTTAATGGCAAAATTTCATATCAAACCTTTAACAACAACTACCATTCCAGAGGAGATAAACGAGAATGTTGAATGAAACACAAATTGCTGATGTATGGTTACTTTTTAGCGAATTTATTGATAAAAAACAACTAGAAGCAGTAGCAGAACGCTATGTTGATCTACTTGCAGATCTCGGTGTTAGTGACCGTGCTTTGCAAGGCGCAACAGGAAATGACGAGCATCTTGATGCTGCCGTTGCTTACTATCTTGAAGATAGTGAGAATACAGAAGACGACAACGACTACGACGAATTGGAATAATAATGGGTTGGTACTCTGACATTGCAAAGGATATTAGTAATATTCCTAGCGCAGTAAATTTTTATGAAGCAGAATTGCTTGCGGCTCGTACTGAGGTAAAAATTGTTGGCAACATTGAAAAAAATGCCGCAAATATGCCGGGTGTAGTTGAGCACAGGTTTAATCAACTTCAAGAAATTGAAGCAATTTTAGAGTACTTAAACATTGAACTCCGAAGATTGCGTAGTCAGCATTTTCGAAAGTATCTCGAAAATTATCAACGTGCGTTAACCAGTCGAGATGTTGAAAAATATGTCGACGGCGAAAGTGATGTTGTAGATTTTGAAAAGATTATAAACGAATTTGCCTTGTTGAGAAATAAGTGGTTGGGTATTACTAAAGCACTTGATCAAAAACAATGGCAAATTACTAATGTAATTAAATTGCGTGTTGCAGGAATGGAAGACGCATCTCTTTAAACTCATTTGCTCAAAAGTTACCTTATAGGCCTTAAATAATATTGAGGCCTATTTTTTTGTCAAAGATTTGACCTTTGAATATAAAGAATGTATAATATACATATGAACATTGATACACTACTATTAGAAATTGAAAAGGCTGGCTTTCAGAATTTGCCTAAATCAGTTCCTGGAAAAGATATTAAAATATTAAAAAATCTTTGCTCGTCTATTTTAGGCCCAAATTACATAACCGAAAATCAATCACGATTATTGGTTAAAATTCTCAAAGAAAACATCCAATATTTAAATGTTGATAGAGCAGTGGTTGAGTTAGCATTAGCAACTCCTGTTTGGGCAAAAGAATTTCGACAAGTTGACCAAACTAAAAAAATGTTTATTGGAAAAGATAGTCACGGTGATTTAACACTAGTACTTGAGGTTGCATTTAATGCAAATTTGAAGAAAATATTGAAAAATTTAGGCAGTGAGTGTGATGGTAATTTAGTCACTTCAAATGGTAGAATCTTTTTAACAGACCTAACTGAAAAGAATATTGTATTATTAGTTGATACACTAATGCCAGAAGGATTTGAAATTGATCGTGTTATTATCGACCATCACAAAACCATAAAATCATGGAAAATTGAAGAAATTCAAAGTCGATATTTTACAGAAAATTTAATCGACACTAACTTGTACAAGTCGCTGGTTGCAGACATTGGCGAACTAGCAACTGCAAACATTGACATCATTCAAGACCGAAGTGTTCGATATCAGTACATTATTAACACTCCAAAAAATACTGAAAAAACACTGAAAAATCAGATAATTTTTCGAAACAATCCAAAGGTATGGATTGACTCGAACACTACCGCACTACCCGACGTAATTGCAGAACTCCAAGCAATTAACCGATTGCCCTTACTATTAGTCATTGAAAGTCATGTCCAGCCCAAGGCATTAGAATTTCTAAAAAATATCGATTCTGCATTGCAGGCCTGTAATATTACTGATAGTATTGGGGTGTATTTTAGACTAGACAACGATCCAATTGGCAAAGAATTTAATACACTAATTGCTGAAAGAAAGTATAATACAGTACTAGATGAAAATACAAAAATTGCCTGTGTATCGAACGGAAAAATTCCAAAGTTTTTCCTCAAATCTGCCTGGAAGCCAAAGGCAGTTATATCCATTGGCACAACCTTGCGACATAGTAAAACTTCAGTGTATGCTAACTGCTGTGACCTAATCGTATCATATCATCACACAGAATCATTGATGGAATTTAGACCTAACCTATGTCCGTAAAACTTATTATACAAGACGAAGTAAACATCAAATTTGAAGGTTTACCGTTAGACGCTCGTAAGAAATTAGCCAATACATTTAAGTATGAAATTCCTTACGCACGATACCATCCTGCATTTAAATTAGGTCGATGGGACGGCATGGTTAGTTTATTTGGTCTTGGCGGCACTGGTTATCTCAATCAGTTAGAAAAGGTATTAGAAATCCTAACTAAGATGGGAGTTCACGTAGAATCTGTAGATGATCGTAGACAAACTAATCACATTTCTTTTACACCTGTAACAGAAACTTACTGGGCAGACCTAGGAAAAACTTGGCCTAAAGGTCATCCACAAGAAGGACAACCAATCATGTTGCGCGACTATCAGGTTGACGCAATTAATACGTTTTTAACAAATCACCAGGCGCTACAAGAAATTGCAACAGGTGCAGGCAAGACTATTACAACCGCAACATTGTCACATATATGTGAACAGATAGGTAGAACAATTACTATTGTGCCTAATAAATCACTTGTAGAACAAACAGAAGAAGATTTTGTTAATGTTGGACTGGACGTAGGTGTTTACTATGGTGATCGCAAAGATTTAGGTCGTACACATACTATTTGCACTTGGCAAAGTTTAAACATTCTTGAAAAGAAAAGTAAGAATCACGAGCATGATATTCTTACATTAGCCGAATTTCTTGATGGTGTTAAAACTGTTATAGTTGACGAAGTTCATATGGCCAAAGCAGAAGTATTAAAGAATTTGCTTACTCAAAATTTAAACAACGCCGCAATTCGCTGGGGGTTAACTGGAACTGTTCCTAAAGAAAAATTTGAATCAGAAAGTATATTTGCATCCATTGGACCAGTGGTAGGTAGTATTAAAGCACATGAACTACAGGACAAGGGTGTGTTATCAACGTGTCACGTAAATGTAGTACAAATGATTGATTTACCGGAATTTAGTACATACGCAGAAGAATTAAAGTATCTTGTCACTGACGATGACAGGATGATCTATATAAGCAAACTAATTAAAAAAATCTCACTTACAGGCAATACATTGGTTCTAGTAAACAGAATTGATTCAGGCAAATTTTTAATAAACGAAATAGACGACGCAGTTTTTATTTCAGGAGAAGTAAAAACAAAAGATCGAAAAGAAGAATATGATGAAATTAAAACAAGTGATAACAAAATTATTGTCGCAACCTATGGTGTCGCCGCTGTTGGTATCAATATACCTCGTATCTTTAATTTGGTTCTTTTGGAGCCTGGCAAATCGTTTGTTAGAGTTATTCAGTCGATAGGCCGAGGCATTCGAAAAGCAGAGGATAAAGATTTTGTACAAATCTGGGATTTAACTTCTACTTGTAAGTATGCCAAACGCCATCTAACAGAAAGGAAGAAATTTTACAAGGAAGCCAGATACCCTTTCACAATCGAAAAGATTGATTGGCACAAATAAGACAATGCAGATTTTAACATTAGACAACGAGTATTTTTCGTTAAACAATTTACCCGATGAGGTAGATGAAAACACTAGATTCGCTGTACTAGATAATAGTGAACCTAAAGAACCAGACTTTTTCTTTATGCCTTTAATTTTCTTAGAAAGTTTTAATGCACCAGCAATGGTACTTAGAATTGGCAATGAAGAAGTTACAATGCCCATTGATTGGAGCATTGCAGTTGGGGATAGTTCAAGTGCATGTGATATTGAAGTGCTACCATTAACTAGTTTAAACGACAGGGGATTTGAAGCATTAATTTTTAATCCGCTAAGTTCATTTAGAGTAGAGTTTAAAAAGATTGAAATTGTAAATTTCTATAATGATGTTAAATGGTATTTTCCTAAAATGAAAAACGGACAATTATTAGCAACACCGTTATCGGCAGGTTCAAAACCAAACTGTGCATACTTTGTTAAAGAAATATCAAGACAAAGTGAAATTATACAACTGGATAAGATACTATAATGGGAAGCCTTAAACCTGGTGCAACCTACGTATACGAGCGAGATAAAGGGACTGTTTATGCTCGTGAATTCGGTGCCGATCCCAGTACACGAAAAGAAATTGGTTGGGACTACGATCCCCGTACCGGCGATGGCAGGCCGTTACACGATCATATAATGGATAGTAAGATGTGGGGCGAAATTCGGCGAGAAGCAAAGACCAATATCACTTTACAAAAGGCCCTTGACCGTGTTATAATGATATACAAGTTAAGTAAGGACAAAGTATAATGGCATTAAAAGTTGCATATTTTCAACCAATTGTATTAGCAATTGACAATATACCGCCTGTAGAGTTTAGTAAGATTTTTAATCTAGCTGAAACATTGCACAGCCGACCAGAATTAAATGATGCCGATAATCCGGCAATTAGTATTCGTGGCGGGCAACAAATCCAAGTGTATCCTAATGAATTAAATTTAGATGTTACATGGTTAATTAAGTGGTTAGAAACTATATGTCAAGGATATATGGAATTAGTGACCGCACAGTCGGGTACTGAAGATTTAAAGTACTGTAAACCAGTTATAACTAGTATATGGACAATTAGACAAACAGAAGGACAATATCAGGAAATGCATAGCCATCCAGGTGGCAATCTTAGTGGTAACATGTATATTAGCGAACCTGAACTTGCTGTCAGCAGTAATCCGTCAGACGGGCAGATTTTATTTAGACTTCCACAAACACGTGACGTAAGTAAATTTATAATGAACGACACATGGAAATATAAAGGTCAGCCTGGCACAGTGATAGTATTTCCAAGTAGTTTACCACATACTGTATATCCGTGGAAGGGTACTGGAAATAGAACTGTAATGGCATTTGATGCTAGATTGGTACCTAAAGATGAGTGATAAATTAGAACTTAAAGATATATTAGGTGCTATTGACTGCGGCGCAAAAGAAGTCTGGGACGAACTTACACCCGAGCAAAGAAAAAGTGTTGCATTTTTTTTACTAAACAGATATATGAGTTCTGTTAAATCTA